ATCATACCATTAACAAGTGAAAAATCTTTTGATACTAATTCATTAATGTATCTCATCATATCAGTTTCACTATGATAGCGATTGAAAACATCTTGCCTTAACCAAGGTTTTATTCTTTCTGGAACATATTTCCACTTACATATACCAACCGCTTCAACAATATGATCAATAGTATCACTTCTATTAACTAAATCTTGTTGTGAATTAAGAATGTCTCTAATTTCATCTAGAGTTGTAAGTTCATCTAAAGTTATAATAGTATGATCATCTTCGTAACGAACATTATATCCTTCAACTGCAAGAAAACTTCTAAATCTTACAGTGTCAAATCCTTCAGTATCATCCACATCTATACCTAACCAAAACAATCCTTTCTTTAAAATTTCACGATAAGTTAGAATACGAGTTGCAATTTTTTTTAGACCCTCTGCTCCATGATAAGCAGCGTAAAATCCTGCCATGTTTGCAAGTAAGGCTTGTGCTGTACATATGTTACTTGTTGCCTTATCTCTTCTTATATGCTGCTCTCTGGTCTGTAAAGCAAGTCGTAATGCTTTATTACCTTTTGCATCAACAGATTGTCCTACAATTCTACCAGGTATTTTTCTTTTATACTTATCTGTAATTGCAAAGAACGCTGCGTGTGGTCCGCCAAATCCCATTGGAACTCCAAACCTCTGCATACTACCAACTGCAATATCAAATCCTAATTCACCTACAGGTTGCATAAGAACCTGTGCTAGTGGATCAACAATCGCAATCTTCATACACTTATGAACCTCTGCTAGTCTTAATACCCCTTCACGATGTTTTAAAGCACCATGACTATTAGGAAGTTGAACTAACAATCCAAATGCATCAGTAAAAAAAGAAATTGGTATTGTATCATCCAAATCAATTTGAACTATATTAATTCCTAATGGTCTTGCTCTTGTCTTTAATACTTCTAATGTTTGTGGGAATAATTTATCATCAACAATAAAATCTTTCTTTTTACTCTGATTGTATGCAAGTATCATTGCTTCTGCTGCTGCAGTTCCTTCATCTAATAAAGATGCATTTGCAACTGGTAATCCAGTAAGTTCTGTGATGAGTGTTTGATAGTTAAATAATGCTTCTAATCTACCCTGAGATATCTCTGCCTGATAAGGTGTGTATGAGGTATACCAAGCAGGATTTTCAAATACATTTCTTTGTATTACAGGTGGTGTAATTGTTCCATAATATCCTTGTCCAATTAGACTTCTCTTTACAATATTATGTGAAGCAATATCTTTTAATTCTGCAAGTGCTTCTTGTTCACTACATCCCTCTGGTAATTTACTATCACCACGAAGTAGAATAGAATCTGGAACAATTTCTCTAACCAATTCATCAATGGTTGATAAACCTAAATCGGAGAGCATCTTTCTTTGCTCTGACTCCGAAGGTCCTATATGACGTTGAATAAATTCTGACATACTATCCGCTAATCATGTCTTCATCCATAGTTTTATTTCGGATGATAATAGTGTTGTTATCATAGTCAGGATAAAATTCAATGATATCATCATTGTCCCAACACATCTCTTCATATAACATATTAAGTTTCATCATATCTTGATACATGTCTGATGGTCTATCGTCCATTAAAATACTCCTACGTTATAATTAAAGAGAAGTAACTCTTTTCTAGTTTTTTGTTCTCTCATATACTCTCCGACTGAACGCATAGTATATGTCAAATCAAATTCAGCAACATTCCAATCTTTAAATCGGTCTTTAACTAACTGGTCTGAATTGTAACTTATAAGCATGTCTGATTTATATATTTCACAACTTTCTGCAAAATTGTCATGATCAAATCTTTTATGCATTGAACCCTTTTTACCATATAAATTATCCTTAATATCGTATGGTGGATCAAGATATACAAATGTTTTTTCTTCATCTCCTAACATATGTCGATAGTCAACATTTGTAATATACCAATTCTTAATAAGTTCAGTATACACTGGTAACTTATCTATTCCTCTCATTGAGAAGTTTGCATCACTTGCCTGTTCAGAAAATGATGATGATTCTGTAAGACCACTAAAAGAACATTTATTTACAATATAAAATGCTACAGCACGTTCTTGATCAAGAGTTGTATCATCATTTAATTTTTCTTTTGCAACAGAAAATAATTCTCTTGCGGAAGCACGATCAGAATGCCTTGATTTAATATCCTTTAACGCTTGATGTAAATATTCTCCATTGCATTGAAGATGTAACCAAAAATTATATAATGGTTCATACAAATCATTAACAACAATCTTTAGATTAGGATATTTTTTTGTAATATGTAATGCTACACTACCACCACCAAGAAATGGTTCATAGTATACTTCATAATCTCTGAGGTCTGGAAAGAATGGTTCCATCTTTTTGCAAGCACGAGACTTTCCACCAGGATATCTTAAAGGTGTCTTATACGATTTAATAGATGATAGTGTTTCTGTCACGTCTTAGTTCTTCAAGTTCAATTTTAATTTCAATCATTTCAGTGAGGTCTTTTACTGACTGAGACATTGATTGATAACCTGCACCAACAAAAATTTGTCCTGCCATTACTGCTATGGTGCAAGCACCCCAGAAAATATAATACTGATAAGATTTGATTTGTGCTTTAGTTTTAGCGAAAGTTGATTTAGTCATTATAAAATTAATTTTTTAGTTGGTTGAGATATCTTCCCAAACATTGTATTATATTGTTCGATAATTTCTGCTTGAGGATCTCCTATGTAAACTAGATATTTTTTAGTTATTTCAATTTTATCCTTTTGAAGTAAAGGAGACCAAGGAGCAAATGCAATATTTCCTTGTTGAGGTGACGGTACTGCCACAATTGGATCTGTGATAACAATTGAATCACTGTTATCTTCAACGATGTCTGCAATGACATCTTCACCAGACCACATACGGATTAATTTAACGGTCATTTGAATTCACACTCCACCATAATTTCAGTTAAACAAGCTAATAGGTTAATTTCTTGATCTGCTACAAATGCAATCTGATATTGATACTTTGCAATAATCAACACTGCAGCAGGTATTGTGCCTGGTACAAGCACATCATATAACGAGTCATATATCCTTCTCATCAATACACCCGAATCATTATCAAGATTATCTACACACCATTTACGAACCTCAGAAAAATTTTTTAACTTAAGGTTCTTAAGTAAATCATTTACAGATACATCTGAAAATGCAGCGAGTATACCACTATCTATCTTACCACTTACAGAGTATCTTTGACACTCATTTAACACTCTCCTCCAATCTGGAAAATGTTTGTTAATCAATTCTGCAACAACTTTCTTATCTGCATCTATCTTTTCTTCATCTAAAATTTGAGTTAGTCTTGAGAAGAATTGTGCTGCAATTGTTGGTTTATCTCTTTTGTGTATCGAGAAATCAACAACAGAACACCTAGAATGTAAAGGGTCGATAATTTTGTTTTTGTAGTTACACGTAAAGATAAACCTACAGTTTTTGGAGAACTCCTCAATAGACGCTCTGAGAAGGAGTTGTACATCGGAAGTGGTATTGTCTGCTTCGTCAATGATGATGACTTTATGTTTCGACTCGCTTGTAAGAGAGACGGTAGATGCGAAGTTCTTTGCGTTGTTCCGAACAGTGTCGAGAAACCTGCCTTCATCCGATCCATTAATGACATAATAGTCTGCTCCTAATTGATGACACAATGCTTTTGCAACTGTGGTCTTACCAATACCTGGTGGACCTGACAAAAGCATATTTGGTATCTCCCCCTTGTCTACAAAATCTTGGAAAGTTTGTTTTGTTGTTTTAGGTAAGATGCATTCTTCAATTGTTTTGGGTCTGTATTTTTCGACCCATATAAAATCACTCATAATTCATAATAAAGGTTTGTTCTAAGCTCTTTTTCTTCTTATCTTAACAATTGACATAGCTGCTATCAAACCTGCAACTAAACCTAATGTTGCAATGGCAACT